AAACGGAACTTACGACATAACTTGGGCCGAAAGTGACTACCAGTTAGAACCCCTTAACGGAATCGCTGGCGGAATGGTTGTTCCCTTCGACGCTATTCGCGCAATAGGAGACTATGCGTTTCCAATAGACGGACAAGAAGTAACCGTAAGGGTCGCAGCGACTTTTGGTTTTGCTACAGTGCCGACAGCTATTCGACAGGCGGCGGTCTTGTTGTCTGCAAGAATTTTCAAGCGCAATGACTCACCGGGTGGAGTAATGGGCTTTGGCGACATTGGGGTTGTAAGAGTTAGCAGGTTTGACCCGGACATCGAGCGACTAATCAACCCTTACCGTCGAATTAGGTTTGCATGACAATCGCAGCGATTCGCTCAGGCATCGCCACTAATCTCAGAACCATCTCGGGCCTAAGAGTCTTTGAAGAAATTCCAGACCTAGTTTCGCCTCCGGCTGCCATTGTGAGCTTGAACTCTATTCAGTACCACCAAGCCTTTTCCGGCGGACTAAACATCTACGCCTTCACTGTCAGGGTAATTGTTGGACGCGCTGCCGAAAGACAAGCGCAGCGTTATCTTGACTTGTACTCAGAGCCGACCGGAGCGTCGTCTTGCAAGAGTGCGATAGAATCTAATAGAACACTGAGCGGTGCTTGCCAAGACCTAATCGTCGAGTCAATGCCTAACATTGGTTCAATAACTGTAAACGAAAGCGATTACTTGGCAGCAGAATTTGTTGTCACCGTCTACGCATAAAAGGAGAATAAATTGGCAAAGTATGTAGTAACAGGAAACAACGTCTCAATAGCTGGCAGCGACGTAAGTGCAAGCGTCGCACGGGCAGAGCTAACCATTTCGTCGACAGAGGTTGACGTAACTGACTTCGCTTCCGGTGGATTCACCGAAGTTGTTGGAGGACTAAAGTCAGGCTCACTAGCCCTAGACTTCCACCAAGACTTCGGCGCTGGCGCACTAGCTTCAGTCCTAAACGAGTCAATCGTCGGAACCCTAGTAGAGATTATCGTTATCGCTGGCAACGGTTCAACCGCTTCGGCTGATACGCCTAGTTTTACTGGTCAGTTTTTGGTAAACTCCGTATCGCCCGTTTCGGGGGCCGTAGGCGACCTAAGTGTCTACAGCATTACATTCCCCTTGAGTGGTGCTATTGTGAAGGCAGTATCATAACAAGAGGAGAATAAGTTGAAAATAAATCTGCAAATTACCCACGAAGACGGCGCTGTCAAGGAGACAACTTGCAACGCTGCCGACATGGTTGCCTTCGAAGATAAGTTTGGAGTCAGCATCTCAGCTATGAGCAACGACCCAAGAATGAGCTACTCGCTTTTCTTGGCTTGGCACTCACAAAAGAGAACAGACAAAACCAAACTCACTTTTGAAAAGTGGCTAGAATCGGTCGACATGGTAGGGGCTGGTTCCGACCCAAAATGATTGGGTTGGGCGATTCCTCCGCTCATTGGTTTATCGCAGGTATCGCTTGTGAAACAGGTATTGCACCAAGTGTTTTGATGCAGGAATCCGAAAGGATGCTCTGGACAATGCACCGCTGGATGGTTGCTAAAAACCTTCCTAACAGATAGAGAAGCCCCTCCTTCGGGAGGGGTTTTTCTGTTACCTAATTGTTACTTACCAAATGTCACAAGTTGTCACACAATGGCAAGAATCTATGCCATACTAAATACAACGACAACGAAGGGACACAAAATGAACACCATCAAAATTACTTGGAAGGCAAGCTTTCACCCATCAACCGGATGGACAGGAGAAGACGCTTCGGCTACATTCCGCTTCGACTTCAACGGGATGAGCGACATACAAATCCTAGAGTCCATCTACGAACAGACCAACCTATACTCCGGTCAGGCTTGGAACATCATCGAGGCAATCTTGCCAGAGAACCGCACCCACACCGCACTTTCAGTTTCTTGCGGCCCAATGGTAAACAACGAGATTCAGTGGGTTGGAGACGTTGTTGAAATTGACGGAACTGCTTATGAAGTCAAGAGCTTTGGCTGGGAGGAGGTGAAGGCGTAAGCCTTCATCTCAGGAGGAGAAAAGAAAATGACAACTTACTCGGATGTTTACAAAGAAGCAAAGCAAGCGGCAAAGCAAGCCTTCGCAATGGCAACACCAAATCCAATGGTGGTCACAGGTGGCGACAAAGATTATTTTGTAGGTGAAGGGCTATGCGGTTTTGCATGGGTCAACGTCAGCATCGACGCTCGCACTCAGGCAGGCAAGGCGTTTCGTGAGCTAGGCGCTGAGAGCAACTACAACGGCGGCTGGGAGTTTAGCTTTCGCAGCATCGTTCCAGAATACCGGGGTCAAAGCGTCGAGCGAATGAGGAGTGCGTGCGAAGCCTTTGCAGGTGTTCTCAACGATTGGGGCTTCGAGGCCAAAGCTTCTTATCGCTTAGACTAACAGGTAGAGAAGCCCTTCTTTCGGGAAGGGTTTCTTTGTTGGGTAGAATAGAGGTAAAGGAGTTCAAATGGCTGAAGTTTATCATCACCTCACGGGTTCTGCGGAATACATTAGAGAACTCAAAAACTACGAAAAGAACTTGTTGCCTGCTCTACGCAAAAAGCTAAACTCTCAGCTAACGCCAATTCTAAATCCTATTGAAAATAAAATAAATTCTTCCGACACAAGCAAGCTAAAAAGCGAAATGCCGGACATGTTTCACGATGGTCGAACTCAATGGTCAGGCGTGGAGGTCAAGGCAAGAATAAGTCTCAGGCCAAAAGACCTTATCTTTATCGAAGGTAAAGGCAGGGGCGGCAACAGTCTTGACGGCGCTGTCGGTTTCGAGTATGCAGAATTGGCAGGTATTCAACGCCGACCACCTCGCGAGCGGTCTAAGGGTTGGGGTTCCAGTTCTGTCGGTTATCACTCTTACACCTACAATGGACAAGGTTTTGCTTTCAATAGAAAACTACGCAAAGAGTTCGGCAAGCCGGGACGCTTCTTGTGGAAAAGGGTGCTAAAGCGCAAGCCAGACATCGAAGCAAAAGTTCAAAGCGTCGCAAACGATTTTGGAATCAAGCTGTCTAAGCGACTGAGCTAGGCAGACGAGTAATTTGACAGGGGTTAGCTAATGGCAATTAAGATTCGGATAGTTTCTGAGTTCGACAAAAAGGGAATGACCGGAGCAACCAAGGGTCTTGACGACCTTGGCAAAGCTGCCGGAGTTGCGCTTGTCGCAGTAGCCGCTGCGACCGCTGCCATTGCAGTTGCTTCAGTTCGAGAGTTTGCAAAGTTTGACGGGGCGCTAGTCAAGTCTCAAGCCATTATGGGCGACTTGACAAAGGCGATGGAAGTCGACATGGCAAACGCCGCTAGAGAGGTCGCTAAGGCCACAACCTTCTCAGCCGAGCAAGCCGCCGAATCATTCTTCTTCTTGGCTTCCGCCGGACTCGACGCAGAATCTTCGATTGCAGCCCTGCCTTCCGTGGCATCTTTCGCGCAAGCTGGAATGTTTGACATGGCTAGGGCTACTGACCTCCTGACAGACGCTCAGTCGGCCCTTGGCTTGACTATAAAGAACGATGCTGTCGCCAACATGGAAAACATGGTAAAGGTGTCAGATGTCCTTGTAAGGGCTAACACGCTGGCTAACGCTTCCGTCGAACAATTCTCCACCGCGCTAACGACTAAAGCAGGAGCCGCACTAAAGGCCCTTGGCAAAGATGTTGAAGAAGGTGTCTCTGTTCTGGCGGCGTTCGCCGACCAAGGTATTAAGGGCGAGCTTGCCGGAACTCAGCTTGGAATTGTTCTTCGTGACCTAACAACTAAGGCCATAAAAAACAAGGGCGCGTTCGCCGAAATGGGCATCGCGGTATTTGACTCCACCGGAGACATGAACAACCTTGGCGACATTATTGGAAACATAGAAGTTGCCCTTGGCGGTATGAGTGACGAGACTCAAAAAGCCACGTTGCTTCAGCTTGGTTTCTCTGACAAGTCTTTGGCTTCACTTCAGGCTTTGCTTGGAACCTCCGACGCTATCAAGGGTTACGAAACTGAGCTTCGTTCTGCAATGGGCTATACCGAAATGGTTGCCCAAAAACAGCTTGACACTTTCAACGCACAACTACAGCTTTTGCAGTCTGCGGTTATTGACGTTGCGCTTGAAATTGGCGAGGAACTAACCCCTTACATCCGCGACCTAATCCCAGTGCTGCAAGAAATCCTTCCGGTCATTGGAAAGAAGCTTGCCGACGCAATAAAAGAAGTCGACTGGGCTGGGCTAATAACAGACGTGTCGGATTTTATTTTCCTTATTGTCGACAACATCGACGAAATTGGAGCGTTTATTCAAGTTCTTGGAGCGACCGCTGTCGCTCTCGTTGTCTACACCAACGCGACAAAAGTCGCGGTTGCAATTACCGCTGCTCACACGGCGGCTGTCAAAAAGAACACTGCCTCCTTGTTGCTAAACCCTTGGGGTCTTCTTGCACTTGGAATCGCCGGAGTCACTTATGCGCTTGTAAAAAACAACGGCGAACTAGAAGACAACACTCATAATACAAACCTTCTAAGAAGTGAAACCGACCAACTGGAATACACTCAAAAAAATCTTGCCGACTCTTACAAGGAGTCCACTTTTGCTTCTCAAAAGTATGGCGTGGAGACAGACGCAATCAAGGATAGTCAGCTAAGGCTTCTAGCAGTCTCCGAAAATGTTTCGGGCGAGCTTGGACGCTTCAACAGAATCAGCTTGGCTAACACTCGCAGCGAGTTGACAGCGACAAGCGACGCGGCAAAGGCGCTTGGCAATGCACTTGCCGATAATAACCGCGAGCTTTACTTTGCAATGAATCCGCATCTTGACCCTACGCTGGGAATCAACAACCAAATTGTTGACCCGGACACTGGCGGCGGCGGCGGCGGCGGTGCAAGCGCGTTCCAGATTGCACAAGACAAAGTGCAAGACATGGTTAAGTCTTCTCAAAAGGAACTTGCTAGGGCGCAAAAGGGTTACAACGATACCGTTGTCGGGGCAAACAAAAGCTACGCCGATTCTGTCATTAGGCTGCAAAAGCAATTCGCTGAGACTCTTGAGGGAATTATCTTGCAGTCTCAGGGCAGGCTAACTTCCGCCTACCAGTCTGCCGTCGGTGTAAACGTCGAGGAGCTTTTCCTCGGCAGCGAAGACAAGTCTGTCGAAGGTTTAGTCAAGTCCCTTGGCGACAAGCTGCAAGCCTCTAAGGGTCTTCTAGCCAAGTCTGCCGACTTAGCTTCACAGGGTTTCACTCAGACGTTTATCGAGCAAATTGTTTCCGCTGGAACCGAGACGGGCAACGAGCTTGCCGCAGCGATTCTAGAGTCGACTCCTGAAACAAAAGAAAATCTTCGTTCGCTGTTTGAGGCGCTTGAAACCGAGTCGAACTCAGGCATGGATTCTTTGGCTGCTAAAATCCACGAAAAGCAGGGTTTGGCAACAGACGCGCTTGTCGAGCTATACGCGGCTACTCAGGACGATTTGGCGACCGCAATGGTAGAACAACAAGCGACGCTTGCCAATGCCCTTGAGGAGGCTGCTACAGCCTTACACGACTCGGTATCTGAAATCAGTACAGAAATGCAAGAACAAATTGCAGACATGGACGGGATGTTCGGGGGGCTAGGCAGGACGCTTGACCAGTTCTTAGCCAAGCTAGAAAAGATAAAGAGCTTTGCGTTTGACAAGGCGCTTGACGCTGCGATGATGCCGGGTGGCTCATTCGGCGAAGCGGTTGAAGTTGCGACCGCCGGGCTTAGTAGCGCGGCAGGAATCGCCATCGACGCTGCAAGCGACGTAGACAACGTACTCAGTTACCTAGACGACAGAATAAAAGCGGCTCAGGGCTATGCTGGACTCGCTTCAACTAGCGCGGCTCAAAGGGCTTCGGCGCTTGACACACTTGCAGGGTTTGAAGGGCAGCGAACTTCGCTTGCAGGTATGAGCGCCGAGAGTGCCGTTGGAACGGTAATCAACATAAACGTAAAGGCGGACACTTCGCAATCTTTGGCAATGGTCGGGAAGTCACTTGGCAACACGGTGGCTAAGTATGTCTCCGG